ATGGCGAGGAAATGGACGCTTGGGAAGTTATCGAAGCTGGTGACTTAGGTTACTGCGAGATGTTTGACTTTAAGTGTGCTTCTAAGAGAACTTGCGAAGCATGGATTAGTGGTGGTCCAATAACCGAGGAAAAAGATAATGTCGACAACGAATCAACAAGCGCTAGAGATGATGCAGAAGTATATGCAGAAGAAGACTAAGCCCATGCCAGTCAGGGGTGAGCGTACTGCTAAGAACGCACAGAAAAAGCCTAAAGGCAAATAATCATGGCTGATTTAAGGGCAACTCCTTATGCCAACCCATTAACAGGGTTATCCAATGATGTAATTCAAGGTCTTCTTGGATACATGAAGGACAAGCAACGAACTCAGCAAATGCAGGGTTTGGCTAGTTTATTGGAAAGCACAGGAATCCCTAAGACAGTAGAACGAGCAGCTTACGCAGAAAGTCCTACTGGTCTGCTAAACGCATTGACCAATGTAAATCGTGCCAATGTGCCATTACTAAAGCCCGAGACTGCTGACGCATTGATGACGCTAGCACCAGTACCATCAGGTGCAAATAAAGCTGCTATGGCTGTCGGTCGTGCAGGTGAGCGTTATGCTGAGAAGGTAGTTCCTCAGATCATGGAGCGTGGTGGTTTACCTGCTGAGATGGTTCAAGCAATGGGTTCAAATACTCGTAGTCTGCTTGATGTTTATCATGGCACACCACACACATTGCCTCCAACAGCTAAAAATCCATTGGGTGAATTTGATGCCTCAAAGATTGGTACTGGAGAAGGCGCACAGGCTTATGGTCATGGTATTTATGTAGCTGAAAATCCTGCTGTTGCCAAAGATTACACTTTTTTAGAGAAGAACTGGTTTGATACAAGTGAAGCAACATATAAAGGTAAGCCAATTGATTATTGGTATGAAAAAGCACAAAAAGATAAAGACCTTGCTTACAGAACAAAAAACAAAGCATTAGAAAAAGATGCTACAGCTAGAGAGGCTTATTGGGAAAACATAATGACCCACAGCCATCCTGAGCAAGTCTTAAAGACAATGACAGACCCTGACTATGGGTGGGATGAAGCGGCAAAGTATGCTAAATCTATTGATATAACTAAGTTTAAAGGTATTCCTGATGCTGGAAACCTTTACAAAGTAGATTTGCCTGATGAAAAGATAGCAACAATGCTTGATTGGGATTTGCCATTAAGTAAGCAATCTCCACAAGTTCAAGCTGCCATCGAAAAACTTACAGGACTAAAAGCTGATACGGCAAAAATGGGTGAGTATGAAGATGCTTTACTCAATGCACTTCAAGGTGGACCAACAGACCTTCCTAAACAACCATTAGACCCACTTGGTGCTGATTTATATGCTAAGTTTGTTGGTGGTGGAAATGAAGCTGCTGCTAGAAAGCTACAAGAACTTGGTGTAAGTGGTGTAAAGTATTTTGACCAATTCTCAAGACAAGAAGGTAAAGGAACAAGAAACTTTGTACTTTTCCCAAGTGAAGAAAAGAGCCTTACAATTCTTGAGCGTAATGGATTATTGGCAGACCAATTTAGAGCATTGCCAGAAGAAAAGAAAAGAGAAGTTCTAAGTCTGTTAGAATAAAGTATTAACTTAACCTTGACCAACCCTAGAGGAGTCAAACAAAAATGAATAATTTACGGGACAGAAATTCCGAATTCGAAGCCCAAAAAGGTAGAGGTCGCCCCAAGGGTGTGCCTAATCGGACTACAGTTGAGTTTAGAGATACCATTCGTGATCTACTAGACGGAAACAGAGAAAATGTCTCTAAGTGGCTAGAATTAGTTGCTGAAGGCGACCCAGACCGAGAGATTCGTCCAGACCCTTACAAAGCCTTAGACATGATTGCTAAGTTAGCTGAGTATGCTGCTCCCAAGCTATCAAGAACTGAGATGACTGGCGCTAATGGTGGTCCAGTTCAGGTATCTGGTATCAACATCAATCTAAAGCGTCCTGATGGAAATTAACCTAGACTTTCCCGAAAAGCTAGGATTTCTGTTTGAGCCAAAGAGATACAAAATCCTTTATGGTGGTCGTGGCTCTGCTAAATCTTGGAGTGTTGCTAGGGCGTTGATTGCTTTATCTATGCAAAACCCTATTAGGGTTCTATGCGCTCGTGAATTGCAGAATTCAATCTCAGACTCCGTGATTGCTTTGTTGGCAGACCAAATTAAGGCTATGGGCGTGGCTGATCTGTTTGATGTACAAAGAACAGCCATCTATGGGAAAAATGGCTCAGAGTTCTCTTTTGTTGGTTTAAAACACAATGTCACATCAATTAAGTCTTTTGAGGGTGTGGATATTTGTTGGGTAGAGGAAGGGCAAGCTGTATCTAAATCCTCATGGGAAACCCTGATACCAACCATTCGTAAGCCTAATTCAGAGATATGGGTGACATTTAACCCTGACTTAGATACTGACGAAACTTACAAAAGATTTGTGCTAAGCCCTCCTAACAATGCTTTTGTTGTCAAGGTCAATCATAGTGATAACCCTTGGTTTCCTGATGTTCTAAAGGATGAGTTAGAACAGCTTAAAGCAAAAGACATGGATTCCTACTTAAATGTGTGGGAAGGTCATACAAGGCAAATGCTTGATGGCGCTGTGTATGCCAATGAGTTGCGTAAAGCTCAAGAGGAAAACAGAATTCGTGAATTGAGCATTGATAAATCTATTCCTGTCCAAACATTCTGGGATTTGGGATGGGCTGATATGACCTCTATCTGGTTTGTTCAGGTAATTGCTGGCGGAGAGGTTAGAGTAATTGACTTCTATCAAAACTGCCAAAAGACCATTGACCATTACGCTCAAGTCTTGCAAGACAAAGGATATGTTTACAAGGATTGGTGGTTGCCTCACGATGCTGAGAATAAGAATATGACTGGCAAATCGGTCAAGGATATTCTGCAAGGCATGGGTAAACCAGTCAGGATTACGCCAAAACTATCAGTTGCTGATGGCATTAACGCTGCTCGATTGCTGTTAGACAGGGCATTTATCCATTCAACTAATTGCGCTGATGGTCTTCAAAATTTAAGGCACTATCGCTACGATGTTGACCCAAATACCAAAATGTTCTCTAACAAGCCTTTGCACGACCAACACAGTCATGCAGCAGACTCGTGGAGATATGTCGCTGTTGCTCTGGATGAAGGACATTCATCTTGGGGCGAATCTATCAATAAACCTCAGAAATGGATTGTGTAATGTATGTAGAACGCCAAGGGACTAATTTAGCCCCCAAAGTAAAAGAACTTGAAACTCGACTCGAAATGTTAGAAAATGCCATTAAAGAGTTAAAATCTGATAAACCTAGAATGGGTCGTCCTCCAAAGGAGAAGAATGAGCAAGCCGCTAAACAGGAAGGAAGCTAAAGCCTTAGGGCTTAAAACTTACTTTACTGGTAAGCCATGTAAGCGTGGTGGCATTGCTGATCGTAGGCTCAATGGCGACTGTCTTTGTGACGCTTGCCTTGAGTTTACTAAGAAAATTAAAACTCAATGGGATATTGAGAACAAGGATAAAAGCAAGGCTTGGAAAGAAGCTAATCCTGAAAAGATGGCTCAGTATAAAAAAGACTGGCAAGAAAAGAATAGAGAAAAGCAAAGAGCAAATCTTAAAAGATGGAAAAAAGACAATCCAGATAAGATTTTGGCTGACTTTCATAAGCGTAGAGCCTCACAAATAAACGCCACTCCAAAGTGGTATGGTGAATTTGATGCTTTTGTAATGCACGAGGCAGCATTACTTTCTAGACACAGAAGTGCTGTAACTAATGTAAAATGGCACATAGACCATATGATTCCATTGCAAAGCAAAACTGCGTCTGGATTTCATTGTGCCTCAAACATCCAAGTCATTCCTGAAGCGTTAAATGTAAGAAAGCGCAACACTATGACTTTTACTAAACCTTATGAGTGGGTTAATGCTTTATGAGCCGAAATGAATTGAAATCTATACTGCAAGCAGAAATTGACGATTCTATTGGGTATATCGAAAGTGAAACTGTTGACCAGCGTAAGCAAGCATTGCAAGCCTATTTACGACAGCCATATGGGACAGAAATTGAAGGCAAGTCTCAGATCGTTACTGGTGAGGTAGCTGAAGCCATTGATGGCGCATTGCCTAGCCTAGTCCGTATCTTTACAGGCTCAGACAATATCGTGGTTTTTGAGCCACAAGGACCACAAGACGAAGCGTCTGCCAAACAAGCAACCGACTACTGTAACTGGGTTTTTAACCGAGATAACGAAGGTGTAGCCATTCTCCATGACTGGTTTAAAGATGCTTTGCTACAGAAGAACGGCATTGTAAAAGCCTATTGGGAAGATAAAGAGGACATCACTAAAGAGCGTTACTTTAACTTGTCTGATGATGAGTTAGCCATGCTAATGAGCGATGAGAGCATGGAGATTGTCGAGCAAGATACGACAGAGTTTCCTATCTTTGACCCAATGGGACAGCCAGTTGTTGACCCTATGGGTATGCCAGTTATGGGTTCGACTCACAATGTCGTAGTCCAAAAGAAAAAGAAATCAGGCAAAGTTCGCATTGAGAATGTACCCCCAGAGGAGTTCTTGATTAGCAAGAAAGCTAGAACGATTGCTGACAGCCCATTCGTAGCCCATCGTCAAATGTTGACTCGTAGCGCATTGGTAGCAATGGGTGTCAACAAGAAGCAAGTTGAAGGCTTGCAAATGGACGATGCTCTAGCCTACACACCAGAGCGTGTGGTTCGTTTCTCTGCTGGTGAGCAGCCTTACCAAGTTCAGACTGATGACCCATCAATGCAAGAGATTGAGGTCTTTGAGTGCTATGTCAAGACTGATATAGAGGGCAAAGGTATTGCTTCACTCGTCCAAGTGTTCTATGCCTCAAACGAGATTCTTGAGGACGAAAATGGCAAGGAAATGATTGAGGAAGTGGACTATGTGCCATTCCATTCAATCTGCCCTATTCCAATTCCGCACAAGTTCTTTGGCAACTCACTTGCTGACAGAACGACTGATCTACAGTTAATTAAAACGACTATCACTCGTCAAATGTTGGATAACCTATATCTGACAAACAATGCACGAGTTGTCGCTGTTGAAGGGCAGGTAAACCTTGACGACTTGCTTACATCTACTGCTGGTGGTGTTATTCGTGCTAAGTCTCAAGGGGCTGTTCAACAACTTGTAGTCCAGAATGTAGCGGCTCAGGCTTTCCCAATGCTTCAGTACTTGGATACAGTCCAGTCTAAGCGTACTGGCGTATCTGATGCTTCTCAGGGTTTAGACCCATCTATCTTGCAGAATGTGACTGCTGCGGCTGTTGCTTCTATGCAACAAGCTGGCGCAGGGAAGATTGAACTAATGGCTCGAATCTTTGCTGAGACAGGTGTTAAGTCTTTGTTCCAAGGTATCTTGCATCTTCTCTGTAAGTATCAAGATAAGCCTCGTTTGGTTCGTATGCGTGGCGAGTTCGTAGAGTTTGACCCTCGCACATGGGCTAACCAATACGATGTTTCAATCAATGTTGGTTTGGGTGCAGGAAACAGACAAGAACAAATGGCTATGCTGTCGATGGTTCTTGCTAAACAAGAGCAGTTGATTGCTCAGTATGGTCCTGCTAACCCTTATGTAAGCCCTGCACAGTATCGTGGCACTTTAGGTCGTATGGTTGAGATCGCTGGCTTTAAGGACTCTGCTGAGTTCTACAAGGCTATTACACCAGAGCAAGATCAGGCTTTGAGTAATCCTCCTCCACAAGAACAGCAAATGCCTCCAGAGGTTCAAGCGATCATGGCTAGAACACAGGCTGAGATACAAGCTAACCAAGCCAAAGCACAAGCTGACATTCAGTTGAAGCAACAGCAAATGCAGATTGACATGGAGATGGCTCAACAAAAGGCAGGTCTTGAAATGCAATTGATGCGTGAGAAAGAGGCTGCTAAGTTGATGCTTGAGCGTGAGAAACAACAGGCTTACTTTGCGATGAAACAGCAAGAGTTTGAGGTTGAGGCTCAATTGAAAGCAATGAAGGTAGGTGCTGGCATTACTAGCAATGTAGAAATTAAGGGCTAATCATGGCAATCAGAAACTTGCTTCAAGATTCCATGTTGGAAGACATGGGTGATGCTGATAATGGGTTGACTGGTCTGATTCCTGTCTCTCAAAAGCCTGTAGTAGATACATCGGTCATTGATAACTTAACAAAGCAAATCCTTGCACAAAACACTTCTGACAAGTGGCAAGGTGGTGTCGATGCTCAGACTGCCGCTAAAGACATGGCTAAGATCATGGCTGGCATTGGCATTACTGATATTCGTCAGTTTGGCATCATTGAAGCACCTGCCTCGGTTGAGGTAAAGCAAGATGGCAAAGGTGGTTTTGTTGATGAGCAAGGCAAGCCAGTTGATCCATCATTGGTGACACCTCAAAGCTACCAAACAGAAGGTGGTGAGATTAGTTATTACACAGCGCCAATTGGTAAGTCTCAGAACTTTGGAAACAAGTTAACTGGTCAATTAGTGCCTAATACCTATGGTGAGCGCCAAGGCGGTAATGCCTTTGGTGGCACTTATGAGGGCAAAGGTAACACAGGATACCGAGTTGACTTTACTCCTGATGGCACACCTATTTTTTACACGACTGCCGCTTCTAGTAGCGATGTTCAAGATTGGATGCCATTGCTACAGTTAGGTCTTGCTGTAACTGGTGCAGGTGGTTTGCTTGGCAATGCTTTGCTAGGCTCTGGCGCAAGTCAAGTGGCATCGAATGTACTTGGTAACGCTATTCTTGGTGGGACGACTACTGGCATTGCTGGTGGCAACATCCTTCAGGGCGCATTAACTGCGGGTGCTGCGGCAGGTCTTGCTCCTGCAACAGAGATGGTTCTAGGAAAGATTCCAGACTTCAACGCATTGTCAAACCCTGTAAAAGCGGCTGTGACCAATGCTGTGAGTGGCACGATTATGAACAAGGGTGAGATTACCCCTGCTGTTCTAGTGTCTGCTTTAGCGGCAGGTTTAGGTGCGGCAGGTAAGGACGCTGAACTCAAGAAGTTTGAAAGTCAAATGACTGAGAGTGGTCTTGCGGGTCAGACTTCTATTACTGACGAAGACATGAGAAATCTAGGCATTACTAGCGATGCTAATTTGCCTACAGGCACTCAGGTTGCTGGTCCAATGACTCTGAATATTGGTGGCGTTCCTTTATTTGCTGAGAGTTCTGGTGCAAGTGCTATTAGACCTCCAGCAGGTTATGAATTGCTGTCTGCTAGTCAAGTTGATGCAAAACCCGCAGGTTCATATTACGATGCAAGCATAAACGCATGGTTAAAGCCTACAAATGAGTTTGCAAAAGTTACAGACTTAGATAAGATTTTGGCTGACATTGAGTTGTTTAAGAGTGGCGTAAACACAATTGACCCTAATGTTATTAAAAACATTGTTGACGAATCATTGTCTGACTTGCCTACTGGTATTACATTGGACGATGTGACAAGGGTTTTGAGTAGCCAGAATTACGCAAGACCAGAGGATATTCAAGCTGCTATCAATAGCATCAATATCCCTCAAGGTATAACAAACCAAGATGTTCAGTCAATCGTTTCTACCGCATTGGCAAACAACCCATCATTGACAACAGATCAGGTTTCTCAGATCGTCAACAATGCTGTTACAAACATTCCTAAAGGTTTAACTGCTGACGATGTAACCAAAATCATTGGTGGTCAAAACTTTGCAACGCCACAAGACATTCAATCTGCAATCAGCAATATCAAGATTCCACAAGGCTTGAGTTCTACTGATGTACAGTCGATTGTGTCTAATGCCTTGGCAAACAATCCAAGCCTGACAACAACTGATGTCCAAGCAATTGTTAACGATGCTGTGTCAAAGATTCCTGCTGGCTTGAGTGCTTCTGATGTTACAAACATTTTGAGCAAACAAAACTTTGCCACTCCTCAAGACATCCAGACAGCAATTAACAGCATCAACATCCCACAAGGTTTGTCTGAACAAGATGTTAAGACAATTGTTTCTAACGCCTTTGCAAGCAATCCTAGCTTAACCAGTACGCAAGTTTCTCAAATTGTTAATAGTGCAATTTCACAAATTCCGTCTGGTTTAACAGCAAGCGATGTGCAGTCAATTGTTGGTACTGCTGTGTCTAAATTGCCAGCCGCACCTACTACTCAAGACATCATCAATATCATTGGTGGTCAAGGTTTAGCATCTACTGCTCAACTTACTCAACAAGGTCAAGACTTGATGGCTGCTTTAAGAGCGCAAGGTGTGGACTACAACACAGCACTTACTCAGGCATTAAAAGCTCAATCTTCTGCATTTAATACTGCTCTTGGAACAACTCAATCAAATATCGATGCTTTAGCTCAAACATTAGGTAAAACTAAAGAGTCTTTGCTTGCTGAGCTAAACATGACTGAGGCTGACTTACAAAAGCAGCTTGCAAGTGTTCAAACTGGTTTAGGTACTCAAATATCTAACTTAAGTCAGCAGACACAACAGCAATTAGCTCAGCAATCTGCTCAGACTCAGCAACAATTTAACAACTTAACAGCAGCTCAAAAGGCACAAGCTGACGCTTTGGTTAGCCAAGGTGCTAGTTTCAATACTGCATTGAATCAAGTGCAATCTGGTTTAGGTCAACAGATTGGTAATGTTCAATCTAATTTAGAATCTCAATTATCTGCTCAAGGCAAGCAGTTTATGAGTTCTTTACAACAGCAAGGTGTTGACTACAACACAGCCCTAAACAAAGCAATTCAAGCACAAGCAGGGCAATTTACGACTTCAATCAATGATGTGATTAAGCAAATTGGTGGTGTTCAAACAGGACTTGAGTCACAACTTGGTGGTGTTCAGAGTAACCTTGAGGCACAATTAGGCGCACAAGGCAAGGCATTGATGGACTCTTTGCAAAAGCAAGGACTTGATTACCAAACAGCATTGAATGAGGCACTAGCTTCACAAGCAAGCCAATTCCAAAATCAAATAACTGGTGTACAAACTGGTCTTGAGTCGCAACTTGATGCACAAGGAAAACAATTCCTAGAGGCTTTGCAAGAGCGTGGTGTTGACTACAAAACAGCTTTGGATGAGGCTATTGCTCAACAAAATGCAAAGATCGGTGAAGTTCAAACAAGTTTTGAAGAACAGTTAGCTAAGTCAACTGCATCTACCTCTGCTGACTTGGCTAAATTGATGTCAACCCTTGGTTTGGTTGGTTCAACGATTAGCGCTATCCAAGCGGCTAACACTCCAAAGACTTACACATATAACTTGGCAGACCCATCTACATGGGGTAGCCCTGTCTATAACCAGACACCTAATCCTGTTACGCCAATGACTGCTTTAGACTTTGGCAACAGAGAGATGCTTAGAGGCACACAATGGGAGAAGTTCTTAGACCCTAACTACGGAAAAGTTCCTGCACCAGTACAGTTCAATCAGCCCACAAACATGGGTTATAACCAGTTGAGG